ATGCGCAGCACTATTCAGGATATTCGAAACAACCTGGCAACGCTGGTTACTGAGGCGCACCAAGTTGCATGCTCACTCGACGTTGGGGATGAGCGCACAGAAGCTTTTGAATTATACGAAGCGCTTCGCCGACTCCAGCCACGGGGCGCAGCAAATGAAATGCTAGCAGCTACCAATCCGTTAATGGCTGATTGTCCGGAAAGTGATGACGAAGATTGGTGGGACGATGAGGACGAAGCTCGTTCTGGTTAAATGGAGAATACCCTCGTTGATTTTGGCCGCTCTATATGGGCGGCTTCTTTTTTGCCTGGAGATAACCAATGGAGTCATACAGCCTCACATTAGATGAGGCCTGCGCCATGCTCGGCATATCCAGACCAACCGCAACAAACTGGATCAAGTCAGGAAGACTACAGGCCACACGCAAAGACCCTTCAAAAACAAAATCCCCCTACCTCACTACTCGCCAGGCTTGCATTGCGGCCCTCAACTCGCCGCTGCATACTGTTGCCGTGAGCGCGGGTGATGGCATACGAGAGGAAACGAAATGTCACTCTTCCGCAGAGGTGAAATATGGTACGCCTCGTACTCGCTCCCGGGCGGGAAGCGAATTAAGGAAAGCCTTGGGGCTTCCGACAAGCGGCTCGCTAATGAGCTACATGACAAGCGCAAAGCTGAACTGTGGCGAGTAGAGCGGCTTGGTGATTTCCCGGATGTAAAGTTTGATGATGCCTGCATGCGCTGGTTGGAAGAAAAAGCAGAGAAGAAATCTCTCAAGGACGATCGTGGCCGGATGGCGTTCTGGCCGGCGCACTTTGAAGGAGTTCGGTTAAAGGATATCACTGAGCAAAAAATTTACTCAGCTGTCAGCCGGATGAGCAACAGGAAGCAACTGGAGATATGGAAATCAAAGGCGGCGGCGCAACGGAATGGATTACCGGCGCCGGAATACCAGGCGACTCAGGTAACCACGTCGACAAAGGCCAAACATCTGGCGCTGATGAAGGCGATCCTTCGTGCTGCAGAAAGGGAATGGAAATGGCTGGAGAAAGCGCCGGTTATCAAAATTCCCCAGGTGAGGAATAAGCGAGTTCGTTGGCTGTACGGCAGTGAACACGTTTTGAAAGCGCCGCTTCATATCTCGACTTTTTTAAGCTGCCTGTACGGCAGTGAACGTGCTGGCGTAAACCTCCGCATAACAGGCTATTTTCTAAGCTGCCTGTACGGCACCCCTGTCATAACGCCGATTATTTTTTGTTTGCCCACTTCCGCGCTATCGCGTCCAGGACAGATAAAGCGTTATGCCGGGTTGGGTGATGTCTGGAAAAGTAATATTTTACCGGATTAATTATAAGCACTTTTAACCCCACAACTTATTAACTTTTGCGTAAAAATTCCACGCCTACTTGCTTAAAGGAACTAAGAATGAGTTGGAATAAAGAAGCTGCGGTTTCGTATCTTCGTTCACACGCTCTGGGTCACTCTCATAGTGAATGCGCCAGATTTACCCGCCTGACTATTCAGGCTGGTGGTGTTAAGGTGCCGAACACACATTTTGCAAAAGATTATGGGGTGGAGGTATTGCGTGCAGGGTTCAGGGAAGTGCCGCCCGGGTCTACACTGATTTCTGGTGATGTCGCTGTGATACAGCCTTATGCCGGTGGCAACGGCATCGGCCATATGACTACGTATGATGGCACGCAATGGATTTCTGACTTTGTTCAAAAGAGTATGTATCCAGGGCCTGGGTACCGCGCGGCTCAACCGGCTTTCAAAATTTATCGGATGAAATGATGAAAAGAATATTTTTATCAGTCGCCTTGTTGCTGGCGGGGTGTGCTGCGGCTACAAATCAGGATCGACAGGCGCAGTCGCTGACTGAATCATTTTACAAATCCTATCTGTTTGCGTTCGGTAGCGATGAAGCAAAAATCTACCCCACCGAAGAGCTACGCAAATATGTTTCCTCCGATACCATTGCTCGCATTAAATCCGTGCAGGATATTCCCGAGCAAGAGATAATGGAGTCTGACTATTTCACGTATACACAGGATTACTCTCGTGAGTGGATCCCGGCATTACGAGTTGAAGATGCCAGGCCCCTGTTAAATGGTGAAGTGGTTCAGGTAATTGAGGGGGTGGGTAATGGAAAGAGTATCCACCTTGAGGTATTTCTACGTCGTGAAGGTGATGCCTGGAAAATCTACCGTGTGCGCGATGTTACTAACAATCACGAACACCCAATATTCAATGCCGGAGCAATCGCCAGGGCAAAAGCCGCAGCAGAAAGCGGACTTTAAACCCTAAACCCTAAACTAGCCCTGGCACCCGCCGGGGATTTTTATTTACATTTCCCGGTTCGCCGGGTTGCAATCATTGCCCGCCTCGCGCGGGCATTTTTATTGCCAAAATATCCTATACCACGTAGCCACCGTGGCAGACGGCCTACCTACAAACTTATTGGATAGATGATGCCGTATAAGAATACGTTATCAGAAGTATTATTGATGCTGTTTACGAATCCCCCGGAGGCGTTCCGCATAATTTGCATCATGATTGGTGGCGCTGAACGATACGGCCTGCAGGGTACTCAGGGAGCAGATAGGCAACCACAATAAATGGGTTTTTGTCCATCTTAAATCAGGGAACCGGCCGGACGGAACAAAAACACCAGAAGTCAGGAAAATGCGTGTTGATGATGGCAGGGCATGGAATGCAGCATGTCGTCGCGCAGGGATAGAGGATTTCAGGTTTCACGACCTGAGACACATGTGGGCCAGCTGGCTTATTCAGTCCGGCGTCCCGTTGTCTGTCCTGCAGGAAATGGGGAATGGGAGTCAATTGAAATGGTGCGGCGTTATGCGCATCTGGCACATAATCATTTAACCGAACATGCGCGGCAAATTGACTCAATTTTGGGGGGCTGTGTCCCCAATATGTCCCATATGGAAAAAATCAAAGAGGGGTAAATGCTTAAAAACAAATGGCGCGCCCTGCAGGATTCGAACCTGCGACCCACGGCTTAGAAGAACGTAGAGCGCAAAGTAACTCATTGTAACCACACAGATTTACCGCGTTCGCTCCCGGCTTTGTGTCGTTACGTGTCGTTAAAATACTTATTGAATCCGTCAGTGCTTTTCAGTTACGACACAAATCCGACACACCTACATCACCGGCGCTTCATCATCACGCGTACGGTTGACCAGCCATGTCACCACGCCTATCACCTCCACATCGTCAAGCGCTTCACCTTCTATCGCTTCCCCATCTTCCGTAATCAGCGCTTTACCGGCAGGCCTGGCGAAATAGTTATGGCCCAGCCAGCTAACCAGCACGTAATCGCCGGTTTTGGGTTTCGACCCTCTTTCAACAACAGCAAACCCTGACGTTGTTTCAATGATGAGGCTGTTTGAGTTTATGCCGCATATCGATTCGGGTGTAAGCCGGTTTTCGATGTAGTCAGTGGCAGGTGACGGAAAGCCCATATCAGCGCCCTCCCTGATTCGGGTTATAGAGCATGAAGGTCCGCTCTTCGCCATCCTGTGTGGAAATGTCCCTGAACGTATCGATGTGATGCTCTATCCACACGTTGGCCTCATGCAAAGACAAGGCATGGTTACGTTTCGCGAGTTCAGCGACGAAATCAACCGTGGCGACAGTGCGTTTACCCTTCGGACTGATGTTTAGTGCTGCGTAAAATGCGGGGCGGATATCTGATAAGCGCGGCATAGTGATCTCCTTTTTTACTGTATACAAATACAGTAGTTTTGTAAGAGAAGGAGATCAATACGAAGCGGCCTATCAATCATTGCCGCTGTGCTTCCATGAGGCGCTGTTTTTATTCTCGCATGGGTCAATTTACTTTTGGGAAATATTTATAAATCGTAGAGAGACCTATATCGAAAATAATAGCCAGTTCTTTTCTTGCATGACCTGCAGCAATCATCCTACCAATTTGCGCCCATTGCTCCGCTGTTAATTTCGGACGTCGGCCACCGACTCGGCCCTCTGCCCGGGCAGCTTCAAGCCCGGCGCGGGTACGCTCGACGATTAACTCGCGCTCCATTTCCGCCAGTGCGCCCATAACATGAAAGAAAAAACGACCCATTGGTGTAGATGTATCAATACTGTCGGTCAGGCTTCGAAAATTAATTTCGCGCTGGCGCAGCTCCTCAATCAGGGTGACAAGGTGGCGCATACTGCGCCCAAGCCGATCCAGTTTCCACACGATAAGTGTGTCACCTGACGAAAGGGCTTTCAGGAGCTTTTTTAATCCAGGTCTGTCTGATGTTTTCCCGCTTATTTTATCTTCAAAAATCAGCTCACATCCTGCGCATTCAAGCGCATTTCTTTGAAGTGCCGTGTTCTGGTCATTTGTTGACACCCTGACATATCCAACCAACATAAAAAAACCTACTTAATCGTCTAATGAAGGCGACATTGTATCGAGCACGGTCATTTATGACGGTTCTGCAGCAATTTTTTTAGCGCGGCCAACATGCACAGAAATAACCGGCGGTTCCCGTAAAGCTTGGTTTTGAAGAGGGGCAAAACTGGACGAAATTCCCTGGGGGAACTGTAAGGCAGAGAGGGTCTGTTTCCGGGTTTTCAGATTACACAGTAACGCTGCCGGTACCTTATGCAAAAGTGACCGATTTCAACGTGGTGGCAGTGTGTTTGGGTGCCGTAACCGGGGGAGATTCAGCACGAGCGTTTGTTGAAGTTAACAATACTGGCCCTGGTACTTTTACTTTGGTTTGTATGAACGCCAACGGAGTCAGGGTTCCACGAGCAGTCTCATGGATGGCGGAAGGAAAAATATGATGAATCAATATAAATACAGTCCGACGCAAAATCTGCGCTATCTGATTTCACTGCTTCCGTTCTATACCGACCAGGGTGCTTTGCCTGACGACATGATCGATATCAGCGATGACATTGCCGCAGAGTTTTTCGACAGTCCAGCGCCTGTAGGAAAAGTACGAGCCGCAGGTGGCGATGGGTTGCCGTGTTGGGTTGATGTGCCAGAAGCCACCCATGAAAGCCTGGTTGCACAGGCTGAATATCAGCGAAGTGTTTTACGAACAAGAGCCGAATCTGAAATCTCATGGCGCCAGGACGCAGTTGATGCTGACATTGCCACGGATGAAGAAACAGAAAAACTGGCTGAATGGAAAAAATACCGGGTCATGTTGATGCGGGTAGACACCTCCAGAGCATCTAAAATCGAATGGCCTGTTATACCTGCTCCCTAATTAACGTTGGTTTAAAAGAAGCGCGTTTTGCTGTTGCCACTTCATCGCAAACAATCACTATCCCGGCGTGGGTTACTGAATACTACGTGAGCGGCTGCGCCGGGGGTGGTGGTGGCGGTGCTGGAGGTGGGGGAGATAATAACTATTACGGTGGTGGGGGCGGCAGCGGCGCAGCAGGCGAATCAGTAATCCGCCGTAAATTCACTAAGCAGGCAGGTGTATCGCTCGATATCGTTATCACTATCGGAGCGGGGGGTATCGGTTCATTAGGTTCCACTGCTACAGGTAGCAAACCAACAGCGGGCGGGGATACCACGGTTGGGTCGTTTCTGACATTAAAAGGCGGCAAGCCTGGCTTTAATGCCGCTAATGGTACATCCACATCACCAGGTGGAGGAGGTGGCGAAGGCTATCCATCCGGTTCATGTGGCGGTGATGGAAGTTTAACCGTCGGATCTGGAAACGGTGCACCAGGAGCATCCTCACCGTTTGGTAACGGTGGCGGTGGTGGCCGCGCAGGCACCGACCATGGTGTTGATGGTTCTGACGCGCATGGCTACGGTTCTGGTGGCGGTTCTGGTGGCGGCAAATATGGGCAGGGTCCTCTGAGTGGTAAAGGCGGAAACGGCGGTAACGGTGCGCCTGGTCTTGTGATGATAGAGTGGTGATGCGATGAGTAAAACATACGCTGTAATTAAAAATAACACAGTCGTAAACGTCGTCTTGTGGGATGGTGAATCAGAATGGGCGCCTGATAATGGCGTCGCCATACCGGCGGCTAAAGGTGTTGGGATTGGCTGGTTATATGCTGATGGCACCTTTACGGCTCCGGCTGTTCAAGAGCCGGTAAAATCTCACGATGAATCAGTCGCAGAGGCTGAAACCGTTAAACGCGGCCGTATTGATGCAGCAACCAACAGAATTGTCGTCTGGCAGACAAAGCTGCTGATGGGGCGCAAGCTGACGGATGCGGAATCCATCAGCTTGAATGCCTGGGTGGATTATATCGACGCAGTGACAGCAACAGATACCAGCACCGCGCCGGTTATCAACTGGCCTGTTCCCCCGGAGGCGTAGGCCAGGCAGGTTTTAAAGTATCAGCACGCATTAACAGTACCCGGTACTTTCTCCATTCAGACAACGCGGCGGTTTCTTCCTCCGTCGCTATCCCTGCGTCTACGGCGTCCTGACGCCAGTCGATTTCAGCATCTGCAGCGGCTCTTAGCGCAGCTTTCTGCTGTTCCGCCTGTTCTATAATTTCTTGCGTAGAGAGCGGAGGCGGATCAACCCATGCTGGCATTCCTTTGATAACTCCACGAATTTTACCAGGTGGTGGCATAGCGGAGTAAATCAAAAACATTTCGTCACTCACATCTACCCCATCCTCGGGCCAGGTGCCGGCATCAACATACAGTTGCTTAAGCGAAGTCGGGTAAAACGCGTTTTCACTGGCAGAAAATAAATAACTCATAATCATTCCCCAAGAGCTAAATAACTGACACTTCCTGACTGACGTTGATTTAAGGAGGCCCATAAATTGCCTTTAAACCCCGACTTTGTTATGGAGTTATAACCGGCGAAAGCCCCTGTTCCGCTAACGGCTGCACTGGTAAAAACCTGGCGAACAGCATTAGGAAACGGTATCGGAAATGAAACGGTTGAATCCCCAGTCGCATCATTACCGAATGATCCCCATTGCAGGATTAAGGTCTTTTTAACTCCGTTGATGATGACCGGAAAATCAACATGCCCACTACCTGCAATCAATCCACCTATTACACCAGCAAGTTTTATTTCTCCTAAACCAAGGTTTGCGAGACCATTTTTTGACGTTAATACAGGAGTCCATTTTGCTGATGGTGGCGCACTGCCAATGTTATCGTCGGAGAGAGAAGAATATGTCTCACCGCCACGAACACAAAGAGAACCAGTGTAATACTCCTGGGCAGCGTCCCATTCAGGAATACCCATCTGATGCTGGTAAGCAATAAACTGACTCATTGCATACATTGCAGCGTTAAAGTCTTCCAGTGATGGGTTCTCTGATGGCCCGACGATGCCCCAACCTCTCAGAAATGCAGCTGTTACCTGAGATGTCAGGTCATCTGCCTGCGCTGTCTCACCAAACAGCGTTCTCTCCAGGCCCTGAGCATTAGAACCAAATGCGCGAAGATTCCCTGCATATCTCTCTATCTTAGACATGAATTTTCCTCGAAAAAAAACCGCCCTGATAGGCGGTATTAAATTTGCTGGCGAATCCTCTGACGTCCGGGTTTCGTGAGAAACCGAAGGTCATGCTGGGAGTCACCTGATAGAAATATTCGTAGCGGACACCTGCCGGCTTCGGCAGCAGACCGAGCCTGACAATCAGACGCAACTCGTCCACAGCAACCTGCGGAGAAACGTTAAGTGCGAGCGTCATATCCTGACGGTCAGTGACATACGCCCTGCCGTTAAACGCCGCCTGTATAACATCCTGAAGGCTCACACGATCTTCAGACGCGATGGTTGCCGATGCTGCGTTCCTGGCTATTTTTACTCGTAGAAATCGTCGGTACTCATTATCGCCCAGCTGATAAGGTCCGTAGGCTGGCGCAAATTTGCTGAAGAACGGCGCGCCAGAGTATCCTGCGTTTGATTTACTGCCAAAGCCCGCTGAATTGAGGTGCCCCATAAACCCAAAAAAAACTTTAGCCAGTACCTCCGGGACGCTGCGGGGCAATCCAACAATGCGACCTATCACGTCGAGTCGGTACCCGGTAACGCTGTCAAGGTCAAAAGTAGCCGGGTTTCGTATAAAGTCGGCGATGATCTGCCACTGTGCCAACATGACCTTTATTTCGGCCTTTGCTTTGGGCTTCTCCCAATACTGCTTAATGAGCATCAGTGTGTAGCGGTTAACGATATCGTCATTCACGGGATCACCTCGTCGATGGCGATATTCATTACATCAAGCGTAAACTTTCCCTGAAAACCAGGGGAAAGCTCGCCATCAGTGAAGCTCACACCATCTTCACTTATCTGTAGGTTAGTCAACACGAAATTAACCCGTCCAACGCCGTAGCCATTTTCATAAAACTCGTTGGCATCAATACTTTCCCCAATATGCATTACACGCTTTGCCAGTGCTTCTTTCAGGGTGTCAGTATCGACAGGTTCGCTGGTGACCTTTCGCTTAGCTTTAAGCTTGATGTGCAGAGGTTTATAGACCGGACGATCTAAATGAAGATCATGAGCTATCTGCAGGGTCGAACCATCAGGCCGTACAACAGTTTCAACGTAGCGCCCGGTGATTCCCCCCTTTGTTCCCGTTCCCCCTCCCTTCTGCTTTACCATAATCTCGACAATTTCTGATATTGCCCCACCTTCTACAACAAGCCAGATTGAGTTAGCGGGAATGCCGGTAGCTTCATCGTCTATTTTTGTGTCGTTCTCATCAATATTCAGGTCCGTAACGCCGGGTAGCTGTGCGACCTTTGCGAAAATTGCACCCGTGCTGCCTGTGGCCGGATTCTCAAGCGAGCGATTCCGGCGCTGGCGAAACTGTTCCGGGGTTTCTTCATCCCTGCCGACGACAGCAGGAGCATCAGCAACGATATTCAGAATTCCCGGCTCAGGAGTCAGTTGCGTAAACGAGTCAGTAACCAACCCGGTCACTTTCCCAAAGTTCTGCGCAAAGAAAGTGACTATAGTCGTACCGGAAGGCACAGTTACATCCTGTTTTATGACCCACACCTGGTTGGCCTGGTCACGAATTCGATAACCGTTGTATAAAAGAACAGGCCTGTCGGTTGTGACTTTCAGATCCCGCTGAGAGCGCGAGCCAGGGCGCAGGTAAAGACCATGTAACTTGGCTATAATCTGCTGCATATCCCCGGTATTGAAATCAGGATCCATCTGCGAATAAAGCCACTGGAGTGCCGCTTCAATATCCGCTCGCGCCTGCGCTTCTATTGCTACACGTTGACCGTCGGGAGAATCCTGGTCTAAATCAATATCTTGCCCATAAATCCCTTTGTAGCCATCACTCAGCAACTGAAACAAATCCCGGAAGGTATTTATTTCCAGACCCTTGTCATTAAACTGTAATGCCATCTTTTAACGCTCCGCTGACAGGGAATATAATCGTCTGTTCATCGAATACGGTTTCAATACGTAGTTCGATTTTCTGCACCCTGGTGGATTTATTAACCTCCATCGACAGACTAATAATGCGTATCACCCCGTCCGTAGAAAGCGTTACTCGCTCGATCTCACGCAGTATTTCCTGCTCGGTGTTTTTCTCCGACAGCAGGTATAACCAGTCGATGTTGTCATCCATATTTAGTGGGTTATCATTTTTAAAAGAACGGACCCGACATTTGTTTTTTTGGGCAATGGCCGCACCGCCGGTAATATAATTTGTCCGCCCGCGACCAAATCCCCAGTCATCATTATTATCCAGTGCTGAAACAATCATAATATCCCCGTAATGATGCCATTAGTAACTGTGATTGTTTTGCCGTCGTCACTTCTGAACTGACCCGTTACCCCATTCTTTCCGGCAGTCTGAAGAGTTCCGTACTTCATCTGTCCGAGCACCTCGCACTCTTCAAGAGTTGTCTTTCCCCCATCCTGCACAATATCTCCGGTGAGATACATCGATCCGATGTGGTCAGAATCGCCCTGAATCATCCGGCGTTTGGAAGGGATGCTGATAGATGTGGCCTGAGGATTTACCCCACATAACGCAAACCCGTCAGAATAGTCGTGCATGCGCATCTCAAGAGGGGATACGAAGTCGCTACCGGCATACCATGTGTCGTAGCAACGTTCAGAGATGAGAACGAGACAGTAATCGCCTGCCGAGATTGGTTCTGCAATATAACTATTGCCGCCCTGCAATATCACAGGAGGTACATCGATAAACTCAGGTAACTTCTTGCTTTCACCTTTTACGACCCGATTGATAACGGGAACACAACTTATAGTTTTATCGTTTACAGCAGTTATTTTTGCGACAACAATGGTATGCACATCAGCCAGCGCGAAATTGACGCCAAGGTCGATGGTATTATGAAGTTCTTCAATCATAATAGCGCCCATAAAAAAACCCAGCCTGAGCTGGGTTAGTTTTCGGTTTGTTAAGCTTAAATGTTAAAAGATAGCGCTGCTTTATTCTCGCTTCCTTTCAGGTTGTCCAATCTGACTAAGCGACAAACAAAAATTCTACCTGAGTGCGCTTCGCACCTTAAAATGGAAGGGGCGGTAATTTTTTGTCGCCAACCAGTTCATTAGTTGCTTGTAACACTTCTTCCTGTTTTTTCTTGTCGCTAAAAATCTTGGCAACGCCCTTTAAACACTCCGTCCCAGACTTCGTACAATACTTTGCGATTTCACTCTTGCTTGATTGATATAGTGAAACAAAATACGCCTGGTATCGGTACTCTATCTTTTCTGAGAGAAGACCCTCCAAGAAAATATCCTTCCTTTTTTTAGCAACATCACCAGTAAATACACACTCCTTTAAAAAAGGAGTTCGCATTACGTATTTATCCATTTTGCATAAGAAGTCAATTTTACTGCCCTTCTCCATGTCTAAAATGCGCTCATCATTGCCGTCAACAAAAAGGGTGATATTTTGGAACTGATTTTCCCCGTCGGCTCTGATATAAGCCTTTCCCATTGCATTTTCGCCAATTTCTGAAGCTACCGACTTGATTCTGACTAACTTATCCTTAAGCTTTTTATTGGCGGACAGTTCGTTTTTTTCATACATGCTTATGAGTTGAGATGCCGACAGCGGGTCTGTAACTCCATTACCAATGGCCATAGTCTCCCCGCCTGACATGAAAACTTTGTACTCATCATCGGCAATGGTATTGATCAGGTTGCCATACGTTGAGTCTTTAACGGAGGTGGCTTGCTCTGCCATTGCTGAATTCGCAGTTAAACAAACAAGGGCTATCCCGCATATAATTTTTTTCATACCATCCTCAATTTAAGTATTTCAGTAAAGGATGATACTTCGCGACCAGAATCACAATCAACTGCTTACCTCACAACATGGTAACTTCCTGCTGGCTGGCAGACGACCTTCTGATACCACGATGCACCTTTGTTCTGCCCGCTGGTTTCAATCTGGTATATCTTATAAACCCCGTTTAACGCGGGATTGGTGATACTTTCAATCGCACAAAGACCGCCGATTACCAGCATAGGGTTCAGCTTGGTGTCGAAGACAATCTGACCTTTCGATGATTTGGTTAAGGTACTCGAGTCGGTATCTTTTTTGCCTGCCGGATCCGTATCAGGCTCATTGGTTGGCTTTTTGGCTTTCTTGCCTCCTTCATCCTGGGCGCTAATTTTTGTAGCCTGAGGGGTGTTCAGTAGGCCGCTACGCGCGTTAACTACCGGAATATTCCCCGAGATTACTTCATTGCTTTTCAGGATATGGACGCGTTCATCTTTGATAAATAAATCTTCATCAGGTGCCAGCATATCGCTAATGATTTTACTGGAACTACCCACCAAAACCTTAGGTCTTACAAGCGTCTGCTGCTTCGTTATCGCACCTTTTTTCGTATTTGGCATGTCCTGCAATACGGAATCAACTACCTGATCTTTGCTGCGTACCGTGCGCGATGTGAAGGAGTTGATATAGTCGTGACCTCCGTCCTCACATTCCAGGCTGACTATATGAATCGGCCCTTCACGTTTTACTGCCCCACTTTTAACAGAACCCTGAAAAACCTGTCGCAGCTTACCGTCATAACCAACTTCAAGGCGAACCGGAATATATTTTTTCTCATCCTCTGCCTTAACCAGTTGCAGGCGCGTAGAAGGCTTTAACCCGTTAATGGAGACACTAAGTTTGCCTAAAGATTTTTTGTTTACAGACTCGAGCGCTTTGAAAGATATGGTTATCGGCGGCTGAATAATCACAGCTTGATCACCAATTCCCACCGTTAACCGATAGTCACGATAAAAGGTATCCATTACGGTACATCTCCCCCACGTATCTCAGCCATTTCTTCCGGTGTGACCAGATATATTTCGATGCGTCCGCTGGCGAAATCATCAGCACGATAAGGATCAATGCCGGAATTGTCGGTGCAAAGTAACGCAATATCGAAAGGCCAATTCTTATGACGAAAATGAAGCGTTCCCAGCGACAGCTTTACGCCGTCGATGTAATCATTGCTGTATTCCACGCGCATTTTCCACATTTCAACAGTGGGCAGGTGGCGAAGAGTGACCACAGCCTCGCCACGGTCAAAAATTAGAGTGTGCCGCTGGATGGACTCATCGGTGATATTCATTATCAGATCCAAGAACTACCTCCCGAAGATAGCTTTTCCTGCATCAACCGTTGCCTGTAATACGGATTTTGACCGATTTGACTTCGAATTATCTGAGGGCGTCTGCGCCCCTTTATTAGCAACGCCAGACGTTTTTGATTTTGCTGCTGCCGAAGGTTTCTTAAAATATCGCTCAACAGGTGCAGTGGTAAGTTGCGTAAAATTAACCTTCGTAAAGTTGACCTCGAACTTAGTTTCCATCGTCTGATTGTCGGTGCTGATGGTCAGGCCGCTTAACGCCATATTTTCATGGGTGCGATAATCTACCTCCACGGAAATAAGCTGCTTGCCGTAATACACCCCCTCAATGAAATCGATAAACTGTTCTCTGATACCTTTTTCCCCACCAGTGGCCGGATTGCCAACCAACCCAAACAGGTCTGCACCTTTATCAGCAAGGCGCTTTGCCTTAAGGATGGCCTGTTCTGCGCGCTCGGCAATCTCATTAATTTTCTGCAACTGCTGCTGAGTCTTTTTAGGAATGTACTCCAGCACCTCGCCATATTTTGAATAATCCGGCAAAATTGAAAATGCGGTGTTTGGTTTTGCATCGACATAAATATCAGCAACAACACCGCTGATTTTTATCGTAAGCGGGCCATTGATGATATCGTCAGACGCGTTGCTACCATCCTCCAGCACGTCTACGGGAACATCTGAAGGGTACGCCGTGGAATCGTTGACACGAGCGAACATTGAGAAGCCGCCGATACCCACTTTCTTAACCGTATCTTTTCCCGAAGATTGCGCCTGCATGAGGCCGTCAAGTATTCCCATTATTGACCTCCCCGATCAAAGTAACGCCTTGCTTCCCGCTGTTGTTGCTGACTGCTGTCAACAACGGCATTCCCCGCTGCAACAGCATCTGGAGCCGTTACATAAATCTGCTGATTTGAGCTGAACGAGTTGTTGTAAGAAGGAGTACCACCGCCGAGGCCAACCGCCGCATTCATACCATAAGGAATACCATCAGGACTCATTCCGCCGTTACCGCCACCGGATACACCCTGCTGCTGTTCATCATCACCTAACCCGAAGAAAGACTTTGTCGCATTCCAGGCATTTGAAGCAGCGTTGGTAATCACATTGCCGATATAGTCACCAAGCCCGGCGAAAAGGTTTTTTGCCCAATCGATAAAGGCATTGAACGGTTTTTTCATTAGCTCAATGCTGTTTTCGAATATTTTTAGGACGTCCGTCCACGCGCCTTTAAAGTCGCCGGTGAGAAGCTTCCAGAGCGCAGTAAACATCAGCTTAATATTTTTTATGCCGACCATGAATGAGTCGATAATGAAATCAACCACCACAAGTATCGCGTCTTTAATCGCCAATAAGCCTGGCACTATATCGATGCCCCAGTTATCTCTGAAAAAGTCTGCGATAACACTCTGCCCGCCCTCCATTGCTGTAAGCAAGTCATCAATGACGAGGATAACGCCCAGAATTGCAGCGGTGACGAGGACTACAGGAGACAGTAATACGCCCATTACCGTAGCCAGCCCACCGGTAATAAGCCACCAGGCGGCAAACGCAATCGTGATAGCTGTGACGATTGGCAGGAAACGACGAATCATTCCCATAACTGAAAATATAATTTCGCCCAGGTGCGCTAAGCCGTTTTTGATTAGGTCTTTATTAGCAATGAGAAAGTCGGTAAACCCGTCCACCAGATCTTTCAGCACAGGCACAAACCCAACGGCCACCTGAAATTTTATACCCTCAAAACCTTTGCCCAGCGTTGTCAGCGAATCGTTATAGTCGGCAAACTGATTGGCCTGGTCCTGTGTAACAATACCAAGCGCCTCGGCCTTGTTCTGCAACGAAGCAATTTCCGCACCCGTCATGGATAACAACTGCACCATAGAGCGGTCGATACCCATCTTGTCCAGAACGGAAAACTTCTCAGCCTGGCTCATGCCGTGCAGCTTGTCTGCCAGATCCCGAAATATTACGTCGGATGATTTAACATGCCCGTTCAAATCCTTGAACTTAAGGCCAAGCCGCCCGACGACGTCTTTTGCCTCCCCTTCTCCTGTAGAGACAAATTCTCCGACGCGCTTGGTCATTTCAGCCAGTGAACCCTGCAGCGATTCAACGCTTGAACCGTTAACAGATGCGGCATAACCCAGGGTCTGGATGGTTTCAATTGCCACGCCTGTTTCACGACTGAACTGAACCAACTGATCAACCGAGTCACTGACAGAGGTTACCCATCCCGCAATTCCTGCGGCAGAACCAACGATCGCAGCGCCCATGCTGGCGAGCAGTCCAATGGATGCCTTCAGGTTGGCGTTGAAGGTTTCCTGTGGTGCCAGATTACCGATAAAACCGAATTTGGTAATAAGCTCGTTAACTATTGCCATTACGGGCCTTCTCCGCTTCGTGATGTTGGATATCCGCGCTGATATTCTCGAACTCAAGCATGTCAAACAGCTCTGGTGTATCTAATTTGATAAGTTCGTGATAAGGCCCGTACCCGGCCTTTGCCAGCGCCAGATACATGCTCATGTCGTCGCTTATGTTCGAGGATTTAACGTAAATTTCTTGACGTCTGGAGCTTCTGAATTCGAGTTCATAGTGCTCCCGCCCATAAAAGGCAGGCTGATAACCTGAAGCGCGGTTGTGATTAGCATGATGTAATCACCGGGGAAAGATTCGAAGTGCTCCGGCTGCTTTGACAACTGCACGCCGTCATACAGCACGTAATCAAACATCAGGCGTTCAATTTCATCAAAACGATCGGTATCCAGAAACGCCATGGACTGATGCGTAAGCTCACCTGCAATGCTGGTAAAAAACGCGAAAACTTTACGGCGTTTTTTGTGTGTCATTGCAGCGAAGTCGTAGCGGTTGCCGTTAATTTCTGCAAAGCCGTCGTTGTATACGGCCTTTATCATCGCAAGCGCTTTTTCCTGTTGCTCTTTATTCTGTTGTTCTTTAGCCATGATTATCCCTATACGTTACGCACGACGTTGCGATACTCAATGGTGTATTCCATGAGTGCGTTAGCGTCCTGGTTGTTTTTGGTCTGGGTCGGCTGAGTAGTGAAAGAGCCAGCCTGTAGATCATAGGTTTCCTTCAGCGCTGCACCATCCCGCACAAACGACTCTTTAATAGAACCGTTGAGAATTACCGGAATAGCCGCGTTACGCTGCTGGTTAAGCCACACATCATCGTTCGAAAACTTCTGGACGCGTATCACCATCACATGCACGCCCGCATCCACGCGCCGGGAAATGGTCACGCCATTCTGGGCACTGTTGGCGCGGCTGGTTAACGCATTTGATGGCGTCAGCGTGACATAATCCCCCGCTGTGATATCCGTAATGATTCGCCCGTTAAGCACGATAGTGGCGGTATCTGCGCTGATAACAATCTGGGACATTTACCGCTCCTTACTTGTTAAAGTTAATAATGATGTCTTCGCTGTGCACGGCGCCGGCATTCTTAACAGCTGTTTGCAGCACCGGAGACTTACGCTCCTGGCGGTCTGCGGTTGACTGGTCTTTCAGGTCACCCGCCAGGACGTAAAATCCGTTCTGTTCGATATTGCGCAGGAACATATCGCGATCGCCGAAGAAATCCGGGAGCGTCCAGGTGCCGGGATTAAAGACGCCGGCACGCACAAACCCGCGAGTGGTTTTCTCCACGCAATCTTCAAGCTGGTCAACACCGTAGTAGGTCTGCGGCACCTTGGTGGGCGTGGTTTTCAGCAGATTGAAAGAGTCGGTCTGCACCGCGTCCACATAGGCCATGAGGTTATAAACGTTATCCACAAAATCATTCGCGCCGCTGGACAGAACGCACGGGACATCTTTGATTGTGGTGTAAATGTCCAGGCCCACGCGTTTTGCCTTGTCGATTTCCGTCTGACTGTAATCCTCAGCCGGTACATTCATCGTTTTCAGATGCAGCGTGATGGCCGTGCGTTCGCCATTAAAATTAACGGTGTGCGTACGCGCCATATAACTGACGCCGAATTTCCGGTTACCAGCCTTGCTGTAGAGCATGCGGAAATTGCTCTGGCTGGCGAGTGTTACCGCCCACGCTGGGTTAGTCGGGTCAACCTCCAGAGCTGCGGCACCGGTAAACGTCTCATAGACGATCACTGCATTCGCTTTAGCCCAGGAGGCGATTAACGGCACCTGCGCATCGAGAATTTTGTCGATGAAAGCAATCCCTTTAACATTTACCAGCGCCTTAAGACGGCTGACGGCTTCAAGCTGTGTTTCCGGTGGAACTGGCACGGGCGCGGCGCCGTCATTTTTCACTGCGCCAGATCCGGAGGCAATCGCCAGCAAATCGCCAATAAACGTGCCTTCTGAAGCGGCAACCGGGAAACCTACTGATGATCCTGCTCCCGTGGTTTTACTGGTAATAACGATACGGGCACCATCAAATACCACCGAGGCAATGGCAGGGGTGATAGACGCCTGAACCTGAGAAATAACATCGGAGAGTGTCGCCGCGGACGTGCCATCAATCCCTGTCACATCAAGCTCTACGCCATCTATTTCGATGGTGAACGACCAGTCGTCATGCCCGCGTAATGCTGAAAGGATCGCGGCCTGCGATATTTCAGCGCCACGCAGATTACCGGCGGTAGCTGGCAACGTGTCGCCCGCTGCATTCCAGTAGCCAATTATCAGCGTACCGCCTGCTGATACCGGGTTTGGGCTTGTTCCAAAAAATGCGTTTGCAAAAGCCGCAGTTACTGAAGACGCCCCCCAGTCCTGCTCTACCGCTGACGGCGATTTATAGGAGCGCCAGCGTTCGGCGGAGCTGAGTACCCCTGGCTGGCTGGTCATAATGGCGCAGACGTTGATGTTATCGCGCGCGGCCGCCCGTCCTTCTTCCAGAAGAGTCACGTTAATGACGTTGTTGATTGAAGCAGGCATTTACTTATCCTCTAAAAATTGAAATTCCGGCGTGTCGATGCGCAGAGTCTGTACGTCGTGCGCCGGCGCATACTGAACGTTAAAGCTGAGGTGAATGCGGTTGCCGTGGGATTGGCCGAGTAGTTGCCCGACATCGGTGATATTTGAAACGGCCATGATAGTCAGGGTATGCATGCGCCGTAGTTCGTTAGCGCGCTGGCTCTCACTCAACATCAGAAAGGCTTCTGCGTTGGCCCCGGCATTGTCCCCCCAGAACTCGAGCACAATCGAATGAATCACCGAGGCGGTGTATGTCATCACTTCCGTTGCACCGTTGAATCGTTGTCCGCGCGCCAGAACCGACTGGGGGAGCGAGCCATTAACAACGATGTAGCTGGTTGAGAAATCGGAGGCCTGAATGTTCCTGCGGTCGAATTTAATAAGCTGCTCGTCATAACCCAGGAGATCGCGCACAAAGCGCGCCACAGCCTTAAGATGCGGCTGGATCATGGCGCTGGAACCAGTAGCGGAAGTTTTGTTTCCTCGGCAATAACAGCGCAAAAGCCGTAGTCCATATAATCCGCTGGCGAGACGACTTTATAGTCCCGTCCATCTTTTTCGATGTACTGGCCTGTTTCGATTTTCAGCCGTGCGTGGATAAGCAAATACTCTTTCGACCAGTCCAGGCTATCCATCGTCAGGTTTTCTTTGTTGGCGCTCTGCACCACCGCGAGAATGTCCTGGCTAGTGACGATTACCGTCGGTTCAAAATCAATGGTGGTTTCAGTTCTGGTTTTGAGTTTTACGGGCCGCTCCCAGCCGATTAGCGCGTCGCTCATATCAAGGTCTGATAAATCGCTCACTTACGAACCTCCCACGTTATGGCACCGCGCAGGGCGCCTGTATCGATTAACGGCGCAGACGATCCTTTTGCCTTTTTAGTTGCAGCAGTGATATCTGGCCACGTGCCATACCCGGCGGTCTCAAAGGCCTTCACGCTGATATTTCGCGCCGTCGCACCTATCAAATTTAAAGCGGTGTCAGCATCCATTCGCCCGGAACCTACGGCTTCACATGCCTTTTCAATTGCCCGGTTAATTTCCGACTTTTTTAGGGTGAAGGGAGCGCGAAGAAAGGAACGTTCGGGAATGGTTATCTTGTGGGCTGCGGTAAAGCCACTGACCGGCCCCATGAACGAATTACGGGTAAAAGTAGCTTTCCCACCAGTTGCCATATAACCCGTACCGCCAGGGTGATCGATTTCAGCACCGAATTCGTGAACCGCCCCGACCTCAATTATCGATGTTCCGTCATCGTGGGTTTTATTTCCCACTTTTCCCGCCGGCAACCCTACGGCGACGTAATGCGTTTTCATCGCTTCCAGGTTCTTCAGGTATTCAGTGGTGATTTTTAGCGTTTCTTCAGGAGTCATAAAAAATCACTCCCGTTCATTACCGAATAGCCAGTACATGCACGCCCACCAGCTTACGCAACCGTAAATACTCCTGGCCGTAACTGCTGGATCCGAAGCCGCCATGGTTTGTGCCGAAACCTGCGTCCGGCGCAGAGTAGCCCACCGATACACCAGCGACAGCGCGGTTTATAATTGCCTGAGTGGGCTTACCATGATGACTACCTGACGGGCTAAGCGCACCGGAGGTGTACAGCAAATGCGCCGCTAAAGCATGAAGCCCTTGCTCATAGAGCTTGTTCCATACTTTGCGGCTCATCTGGTTTTCTGCATCCTGTAGCGCGCCTGCGATGCGTTCAGGTGAGGTGCTGGCAAATTCGGGGTAACGTGTTTTGAATTCCATGCTACCCCCTTTGATTACTGCAGTGCTGGTGAGGATTTGTAATCGACATAAACAGCGGACTGCGGCTGTTTCCACATAGCGCCACCAAAGGCTGAGCGATATCCGCACTCATAGGTCAGCAGATCGCGCTGCCGTACGGCAAGTAGTTCCGGCATGTGAACTTCCATTTCCACGTAATCCGATTCGTAGGTGTATACCGCCATCCGGGTTTTACCTGCCTTAATGCCGACTGCATAATTACTGGGGATTTTCACCCAGGTAATGTTGAATGACTCGTTGCCGGATGCTTTACGCAGAGCCGCCATTACGCGGTCCATCGCAGCGATCGGTAACAGGTCAGTACCGACAATCACCGGATTAGGATCGAATTTCTGCATAGCGAGCATAAAGTCGCTGGCGTCCATCGCGATGTGCGTTGGCTGAATGCGGTAGCTGGATTTGCGCCATGCGACGTTATAGGTATCCAGGACCAGCTTAACGAATTCGTCAGAACTCATGTCCGCAATGGTTTTGTTGCTGGCGTCAGTAATTAACTGGACGCTCTTGCCCGTCAACAGTCCCTCTTGTCCTTTTACCCCCTGGTGACCGACGTAGCCCGCATACTGGATAGTTGCGAGGGCGTTGGCATACAGATCATCCTGTTTTTTCGTCTGCAGGTTAATGTTGAGGCGGGCAATTTTTTCCAGCTCCTGCTGTGTCCAGGTGGCTGCTTTAGCCCACTGGGCAACAGGTGCTTTCAGCCATTCGATATCGCTATCGATGGTTTTAAGGCTGTTGGTTTTATTGCCGATGATGCCGTCTTTAACCGAGCCCACCACTTCGGACACGCCGAAATCAACATATTCCAGCGAGAAATCCAGGCCTTCTTTCACCGGAATGGCTTCACCGATATTGATTTCCGGCAGCGCTTTTTCCTGCAACTGCATATCACGCTCAGTCAGCGCTTCCTGCAGTACTTCTTCAAATTCTGCGGCTTCCATTGGCATTGGTTATACTCCCGCCGTTTGTTGTACGTAACCCAGGGTGATAGCAACGCAGTTGTTGCCTGCGCTCACGTCTTCAACCCAGTAACCCAGATCGATATTGCCGGCCGCCTCATTGGTGACCTTTCCGGCATCCGCCCCGGTTGCCACGATGTACGCCGTGTCGCCACGGGCAAAATCAGCGTCTTCAACCGTAAGCGCGCCCACGCAGTCACCATGGGAAAAATGTCCGACGTTTACCTGCTTGTTGTGCGGTGCGGCGTCGCCATAAATGTCACGAACCACAATCCCGTGGATGCGTGCCCCTGCCGCCAGTGGCATCACGCCACCCTCAGGATTGACGGCGACAAACGTGCCGTATGGCAGCGCGATTTCGGTGCGGTTCTCTTCGCCCCAGACCTTATCGTTCGAGCTGGATGCGCGTTTGATGGAACCAGGTTTAATGGTGCCGCTGGCACCGTCCCAGTCAGTGAATCCAAATGCCATGATTATTTACCCCCAAGGCGTTGAGTTGCGGTTTTGGTGCTTTGTTTCGAGGAGTCGTTGAGCAGGTGAGCACCGATTTCACTACGCGGCTTAGAGGTCGCCTGAATGGCTGCGTAAGCCGCACGTACTTCGCTGTCGGTCATTGTTTTGACCTGGGCATCGTTAAATGCCTTAGTGTTCACCAGAACAGCGGCGCGAACGTCACGCGCTGATTTGGCATCGTTGAAATTAACTTTCGGGAATCGGGCTTTTGCGTCAGCAAGCGTAGTGCTGGTTTCATTGCCAGATTTCAGTTGCTCAAGCTCGTCTTCCAGCGCCTTAATCTTCGCTTTTAGATCGGCGTTTTCTGTTTCAAGCGCAGCGATTTTCGTGTCCTTGTCATCGCCACCAGCAGTACCTGGATCTTCATCTGTGGTCACCGGCGCCCCGGTCATGCCTTCCAGTTGTTTCTTGAGGTCTGCGAGTTGCGCCAGCACTTCCTGAGCCTGCGCCGTCGCTTCTTCTGTTCCCTGGACACTCAAATCCTCCAGAGCTTTTTCCAGTGCGGCGATCATTCCGACCAGTTCATCAGGAGTTAGCGCGGCGCCTTCCGCATCCTTGAGTTTTTTGCCCTTCAGGAAACGCAGGGCATCAGTTAATGTTTTGAACATTGGCTTACCTTTTTTGTCGTTTAACTTACACTGAGGCCCGTAACGCCCCTCTGCCACGCCCGCGACGTGATTGCCGCGAATATTGATGTGGTAAAATTTCCCGCTACGCTCCACCAGCTCCGCAGGCTCATACCCCACTGAAACCTCACGTATCCCCGTCTCCTCGAGCGTCTCTATTGCTGCGGCATCAGTCAGATAAACGTCGCAAACCACCTCACCACCTTCGATGCGTGTGTTAGCAATGTGACCAGATGCCTTGTCTTTATGGTCTGCTGCGGTCACCTCCCCGTCATCGGGGTGAGTAATGGTGAACGGGAGGCCGTTGAAGGAAGCGAGTGTTTCGGGTTTAGACAGTTCGTCGAGGGTGCGGATAACGGTGATTTTTTTGTTGGCATCGCTGCCGGTTAACCCGAGTTCGTGGCCGTAATACTCAATCGGCCCGGCACGGGTTATCGTCGCAGTGGTAATCACGTACCCCTGCGGTGTTCGTTTCCACTTCATAAATTAATCCCATGAGACGTAAGGGAGAGCGAGGCACCGGCACTGGTAATCTTCACCAGGTTTGCCGATAAATGCCCCGATGGTTGATCGCTTCTTCCAGGTCTTGCCGCCGTCGTCTGAATAGACTGTCGGGTCGGAGTATTTACAAAGCATGCCGTTCAGCACTAAATGGCTGTCCCGTTCACGCTCATCCCCTGTGCCGCTCCACTCGTAAATATCAAGGCCCAGCGCAGCGTTCCGGGCTTCCGTGAAGTCAGCGTTAAGTTTTGATGTCTGGTCGCGCGCGATGAATTTCGCGCGGCTTCGGGTAACTCCTCCGCGCTCTTTGATAATGTCGATCAGGTTTTCATGACGGCCGCCGTCCTTCATATTGGCGAAAACCGCTTCGCCGATATCGTGGATAAAATCGGTATGGATGGAGGTGATCAGATCAACGTTGTCACTTACCGCCTTTTCCATTTCCGGCTTTATCGCGCCATCGCCGAGCAAGCCGGTAAGGTCAATTCCAAAAGCCTGGAAGAAAGTGCGCTGCGTCTGTTCTTTGTTCTGAAAGTTCGCACGCGCGACGAACCCGGCAGAGAGCCTGGCGGCGACTTCCTTGATGGAAATGCTCGCCAGGCGCTGCATGACAGCGGCAAGTCGCGCCGTAACAGACAACGGAGTGGTATCAGGTGCATCAGTCAGGGTTGGCTTGTCCAGCTCTTCAATGTAGGCCTGAACCATTCCGTCAATGAACTCTGTAAGCCGATCCCGGTACCAGACTTCAGCGCGCTTACTCGGTGTTGGGGGGCGCATCCTCCGGCGGCGAGGCTTACGCCGCCCCTGCTGGCGCTCCAGTAGCAGTTTTAGTTCCATAACCACCCCATGAACCAGAATCACCGCCAGTGCTGACGATCCCCTTAATTTCTTCTTCGGTGACCGTCTTCAGCACGCCGCGGTTAATCATCTCTCTGATTGCGACTTCTTCCGTCACGATTGCCGACGTCACCAGCGTATTGAATCCCGTTGCGTACTGGCTGAACCGCGTCGCCTCTTCCGTCTCGTTTATGCTGTCTATCGTGGGATATTCATACGCGAGGGCTTGAGTCACAGACAGCTTGTCCAGAATGAACTTGTCGGTGAACTCCTGCATTGGCCGCAGGCGGGACTCCTGAAGCCCGTTAATCGTTTCGTAGTAAGCTTTGTTGTCCTCTTCGCCACTACTGAATCCGCTGGCCGCCTGACCGAACAGGATCGTTATTGGCCTGTCCAGCGCCCCGGCCAGCACAATCGCCATTTTGCTGATAACGTCCGACAAGCCAGTGAACTGCGCGTTCTTCTGCTCATAGCGCCCTTGCGACTCGTTATTACCCGCATCAATCAGCAGCAACCCGGTAGAGGATTTTGTTTCCTTCATCACCCTGGCGTACTCGCGCACCTGGCTTTCCTGACCGCCTGCAATCTGGTCATTCATTCCCGGTATAAACAGCACGTCAACGTTAGCCTCCTGAATGGTGTCGCCGGTGCTCAGGATTGCAGTGTCGAAGGTTTTGATGTGCTCATAAGGAGCCTGCAGGTCTGACGTGCCGAACTTCACGCGATCCTTAAGGCTGTGCTTGCCAAGCTTTGTCCGGCAGCAACGGGAATGATGAAACTTAAGCTGCTTTGAACCAACATCCAGTTGATAGGTCAGCGGTTCACCAAAATTATCTGAGCGAATATCACTAATGATGTTGCTGTCCGGCGTGTACTCCCCCTTCCGAAACACCAGGAACTTAACGATATCTTCGTTTTGCAAATTGAGGGGGGAGGCGATCTGCTCGTCAGCACCATCAGTGATAGCCACGATTAACGAATCACCCAGCAGGGATGCCCACCCCAGTGCACTGTGAAAGACGGCATTCAGTTTCAGCTCTTTCTCAGCATCAGCAATGCGTTGAGTTATTGAGCTGTCAACGTCGCCCGAAAACTTGCGGGGCAGCTTAAGCATGTCATCCGCTGTTTTGTTGATGTACTTTTTCACTACCCATGATTGTTTATACATCGCGAGTAGTTCTCTATCCGGTATGTCGCGCTTACTGCTGCTGTACCGCACCGCGCCGATCTTCTCGCCGAGCGAAGTCATTAAGCTGACCAGGCCATCATTAAGACGACCAACGATATTTTTTTTCGTCATTACATGATGTCCAGTGGGCTGAGTGTTTTTCTCTGATACAGATCCCGAAGCGCCTGCGTCATGCTATCAACTTGGTCGTCGTTAGCACTGACAGGGAAAGTAGTAATTTCTTCGACAAACTCCGTTATCCATGGGGCAATGTCTTTATGAGGAAGGAAAACGTTACCCGCTTCCCATACAGCGGTAATCGCGTGCGCCCGGGCTACTTTGCTGCCGTCCGGTTCGACGGGGACAAGCCCTGCAACGGTGTTTTTGAGTGAATCAATAACCGCCGGGCCGTTGGCTTTGTCCTCCACCAGCTTACGTAAGCCTTTGGGGAATTCATCTGCCGTGCGCTTAACGGCTTTAAGCGTTGCGGTGAAACTCATGCGGGCTCGCACCTGGTGAAGCAGGTAGGCGTTAGCCCCCTTCTTGCCCCATACCTGGCCGACCACAAAGTCAGTGCCTTCACTGTCCTTAAACGTCATATCCCAGCTGTGAATGACGGTATCGAAGCTGGTAGGTAAATCTTTTGGCAGGTAATACCGGATCCAGTCATCTTTGAAGATTGAGCCACCAGCCTGTTTCGGTGACTGCTGGTACATTGCAGACCAGAAGTAATCCCCGAGGATGGCTTTGGTTTCGAGTAGTTTCTCTTTCGGGTGCAGCTCTGGTACCAGTGCCTCGCCCTGCTCGTTGATCGCAGGGAACGCCAGCACCTTAGCTCGAGGCGTGATTTCCACTACACGCCCGGAAAGGTCATCCGTCGCCCAGCGGGTCGCCATGATGATCTCACCGCTGTTTTTCGACAGGCGCGTTTTGAACGTCGAAACGTACCAGTTCCAGATTGATTTTTTTGTTGTCGGGCTGAGTGCTTCCTTAGCGTTTTTTATCGGGTCATCGATGATACCGAGATCGATTTTCTTACCTGTCAACGGGCCGCCTACGCCCGCACAGACATAAGTCCCTTTATGATTGGCGATACCAAATTCATCAGTATTGCGCTTTACAGCGACACCGTCTGCGGGCTTATTGCCCAGCCATGAACCCGAAAATAAGTTGCGGTATTCAGGTGTGGACATAATACGCTGAACATCGGCGTTCATGTCACCGGCCAGATCAGCAGAGTACGACAGCGCGCCCACGCGCATTTCCGGGTACTTACCGAAGAAATAAGCTGGCAAGTAACGCGAGACGATATCCGATTTACCGTGCTGAGGCGGCGCGCCCAGTATCAGTATCGGTCGAACGCCGTTCATCATATCCAACAGGAACCGGTCAAGAGCGTCACAAACCGTCTGCGAGAACGCGCTGGTGATGTATTCCGGATTGATATACTGAATGAAGTTGTGAAGACTGGCCCGCGCCTCGCGACGTTTGAGTAACTCTGCCGCAGCTTCCTGCTTACTTACTACCGATAATTGCGGCGAGCTGCTCATCAGTCAGATCCTCCGCGCTTACTGTGTGATTATGCTGAATTGGCTCACCATCCTTTCCTGTATGCTCCAGCTTCTGCTTGTTCGTGTAGGCATCACCAACCTCTTTAGCTGCCTGTTCCATCAATGACGCTGCCAGCGCCATATTCCGCATTGTCTCGGCTTTCGTCATCATTCGGTCGAGCGCACGCAGCCGGTACGCCTTGTTGGCGATCGGGATGTCGGCAATCTCGTTCTGGAAACGGGTGCGGGTGGCGTTGAACATTTCTACCCAGCGCGACGCTAATGCTTTACCACTTGCCTTCGTGGGGTCGTAGGCTTCGACCTGCTGTCGGGTAATCTTCACCTGAAATTCAGCTTGGACAGACTCGACAACCTGAGAGGGGGTATCGAAGCACGCAAGCGCCTGAACTATGTAGGCTTTCACATCATTTTTAAGAGCCGCCATAATTCACCATTCGTCCAGGTCAGTCCAGGTAATCAAGCCAGTTTCAGCATGCATGTCCCGCATGCTCTGGCGATATCAATATGAGCTATTTCCGCAGGCCTGTTCGCTGCGTCCACCAGCTGTTGCACATCGTGACTGGCACCATAGCGGCGAACGACACCAACGAACTCTTCCACATCGTGGCCGCGCAGTTTCAGTTTTGGCAACCCGCTGTCCCGGTAGAACTTCGGTGCGCCGAATTCATCGGTTTCCTGTGCGATGTGGTACAGCTCATGTTCCACCAGCGCGCAGAATTCCAGATCGGAACATTGAGAGCAGTAGTCAGCAGCTAGCGTGATGATGAAATCCGGTATGCGTCCGAACCATTCGTACATCTGCTGCTCCATCCGGGCTTTTTGCCATCCACCAGCACGCATCATTACCTCTTCGCACTGACCCAGCACCGTTCGCCCCTTCTTCGCGAATGCATTCGACGCCCACATGAATACGATGTCAGCTTCCAGCAAATGGAGATGGTCAGGGTTATGCAGAGTACCTTCTTCGCTCAGTATCCCGGCATGTATCCACTCGTGGACATCTTCCGCCGGTACAATTCGAATGTAAGGTTTGAAGTCCGGGTTATCGATCAAATGGTGAGGTGGGTATGGCCTTTGAGTCATGGTGTCTGCCATAAAATTACCTTACTTTCAGGTGCGCATACGATGCGCATAAAAAACTGCCGGGGGTGGCAGTTGAATATCGGCAAATTACCAGGTTTTCTAAGGCGTTATCTGCTTCGTTTATGAGAAAAATCCCATGCCCAATATTTACAATATGCTTACATTAGTAACGTAACGAATATGCATTTGCGTCCCTCATGAACAGACTGGATTTACTGGTCATGAGGATTCCTTTTTAAGGCTACCTCAAATAATTCTGTCGGCCCGGGTGTGCTCAGTTGCGTAGTGGGTTTCCCCAGACAGGCTTTTGCTTTACAGACAGAACCCTGAAGAATTAAAAAGTGAGATCAACGCATGAAATATCTGATTGCTGACTTAATTGAAAAGATTGCTGATCAGGAAGTGTTAAAAACAGAAGCCCTCATCCAGCTGGATGCTCTGAAAATTATAGTCACGGCTTTGTTCGCTAATCTTGACTCACAAACACAAGATGCCATTCGGGATCATATCTCTCAGGCCTTTGAGAAATTAGCTGAGGAAAATTCGTCTGATCTAACCGAACTGGAGCGACTGAAAGAAGCCACATCTGACTTACTGAGCCGAAAAATAGTTCTGCCGTCGTTCCCTGCCGAAACGGTGAGCTCACGGGATTCCCGCTGATAAAGCACCGTCAAAACTTTTTTATTTCAGGCACTGCGCCCTGATGTAATCCTGCAAATACTTCAGGGCTTTCTGGTCGCGGATGATTCCGGATCGGATACTGAGAACGTTTCGTCCAGCAATGTCAGAGAGTTCGACGGCTCCTGCATCGCCCACGCTGCCGGTGGAGGTGGTGTAATCCTGAGCGGGACATTTACCTTTGACGCGCACCCGGCCACCATTATCGAGACGCTTACGCAGAGCATCATTTTCAGCATTCGCATCAGCCAGCTCCTTCGTGTATTTCGCATCGAGTGCCGCGACATCGCGCTGGCGCATCTGCATGTCGGTGATAGTGGCGGTCGCCAGACTGAGCGCCTGCGTTTTCTCATCACGCTGCTTTTTGTACTCAATGGCGTTTTCACGGTACCGGTTAAACTGAATGGCCAGTAAGACAATCAACACCAGCACCACCAGCGGAAACCAGTACTTCTTCAGCAGCGCCTGGATCATAACAATGCCGCTCGTGCAAGGTTGTAACGCTGTCGGCGGTCTTCAAGCCCGTTTTGTCCGCCGTTAATGATTTGCGTGACGCGCGCCAGGTCGCCGGAGTAAAGCAGGCATCCGCTGGCGGCATAAAACCATGCCGCCGAACGAGCCGCATTCAGGTCCTGCTCCAGTTGCTCAGGGCTGGTGACCAGATCGAGTTTCAGCGCGGTACCGCATTTTGTGTAATTTGCCTGACCGGTGATCTGAATCAGGCCGCGTCCACGATATTTCCAGCCATCCCCCGGCGCTTGGTTGCCAAGGCGTTTGCTGTAAACCAGATTGGCAATAGCGCGCTGGCGTTCCAGTGGCAACACCTTTTCATATGAACGGCGGCCCAGTGAATTAGCCTGGTCCTGAGTGAGTCGCCCGGCACGAACGAAATCCGCAAGGCCTGCAATGCTGTAGTTCATGCTCTCAACCAGCCGGGAGAAGCCAACAGATTCATGTCCGGCCTGAGCGATAAACATCGCCTGGTCAGTCGGTGCGGTGATGCCGAATTCCTTCATTGCCGCATCGATGTGCTGAAACCAGCGCGTAGCTAATCCGGCGCTTATACCAGCCGCCTGCTTAAATTGTGATTGGTTCAC